CAGCCGCCCTTGCCCATCTCCAACAACATGCCGCCCGAAGGCAAACATATGGCAGTCAGCGCGCCACGGCTCCAAGTCGCCGCCTGTGTACTCTGCGCGCTCGTGCCATTTGCGGGTGCTTGCGTCCCAAACCCAAGTCGTGTCAACGCCGGGCACTTGCAGCACGTAGAACGTCTGTCCCGCGTCTTGGTAAGTCCAAGCGTAGGCCGCCGACAGGTCGCCCATTGCGGCCAAGTCGTCTTCAATGTCGTTTGTGCTGATTCGCTGGGGTGTGTAGCCGTTGCCGCCGCCAGCCATCCAGACAATGCCCTGCCCTTGCTTGTCGCGCCCGATCCAGACAACCGTGTTATCGATCTGTTGCAGGGAGTGCGTCGAAGCGCAGCCCACCTCAATGGTGGCCCCGCTGTTGCGCTGATACACCTGATCCCCCAGCGGATTGGGGAGCCAGATTTCGATAGACCGTTCACCGGCAAGCCACAGTTCCCGATGGTCTACCAAGTGGCCGACGATCTTGTCGGGGAAAGACTCAGCCGAGGCGAAGTCGAGTGCATCGTAGTTTTCGGCTTGATCGACCGATGACGACCAATAGAACTGTTGCGTCTCGGGCCGGGAGAAGATGAACTTGCCATCAAGGAAGCTGACGCGGTTGGAGCCGTAGAAATCAACGTCAGTGATGCGGCCAAATGCGTTTGTTCCAAGCGTCAGGATGTATCCGTATGGCCCATCCACCACCACAAGGCTTAGAAGGCCCTGCGCCATGTCAACGCGGCCGGTGTTGGTGAGCAACGTCCCGCGCTGCACCATCGACCAGTCTTCATACATCTCATAGAGATACGAGCCGATGACGACAAAAGCACGCGCACCAGCGGTGAACACGCCACGGACAGCGCCGCCGCCTACGTTGATGCCGAGAAGCAGGCCGGGCACTTGCTCACGGTAGAAGCCCGCCTTTTCTCGCGTCGGCTCGGAAGCCTTCAGCATGTAGTTCACATGCCGTTCAGCCGTGGCCCGCTGGGTGCGCCTGCGAGCCGCACGCCGCATTGCCCGGAGGAATGCGTCCTCTATCGGCGTGACATCGCCACCACCGCCCGGGGTTTCTGTCTCGGGGATAACAACGGTGACGGTAAAGATAGCCATCAGTCCACCTCTACACCGTCAGCGTACAGCCGCAGAGAAGCAACACCCGAAGCAGTGCCCGTGCCGCTGCCGTCCTCGTTCAGCGTGAACCCGCTGGGGATCGTCACCCCGAAGAGCCGGTATTCCTTTGCCGGGTCAACCGTCACGGCCAGCGAGATGATCGACGCACCATCGGTGCCGGTCACCGGAACATAGGCGCCCAAGATGCCGTGCCCAGCGTAGATAGAGCTAACCCACGCCCCGCTGACAATGGCCGTGCTGTCAGAAAGCCAGCTCATGCCACGCTCGCAACGCCCCAGCCGCGCTGGCCGGTAGCCTCAAGCCACACCGCATGGTAGGTGCCGGTTGTCAGCGCCGCGTCAGTCGTTGAGAACACGCCAGCGCTGTTGGTTGACAGGCCCGTTTTCGTCACCACAAAGGCGCCGGTTGTTGGGTTCAGGAACGTCACCCATGTCAGCGAACTCGAAGCCGCGATAACGCCGGTGTTCCGCTTCAGAGCCGCGCTCACAAACGTGCCAGGCGTGCCGCTGTTGGTCGTGAAACCGCCCGTGATAACCGGGTCTGACACGTTGCCGCTGGGGTCGCGGGCGCGCACGTTGACGGTGTAGGCCGTCGAAGCGGTTAGGCCCGTCAGGTTGACCGTGAGCACGTTGCCCAGCGAGGTGAACGAGCCGCCGTTGACTTGGTAGTCATACCCGGCGATGGTGCCGCTGTTGTCCGTCGCCGCCGACCATGAGGCAGTCGCCCCGCTGCTGGTCACGCTGGAAATCGTCACCACGCCACCCAGCGCCGGGCGGGTCGTGTCGCCCGATGCGGTAATGGTCAGCGTGAAGCTGTTGCTCGTCTCCGTCTGCGGAATCTCGCTGCCAGCCGTTGATTGATCCGTGCCGACAATGGCAACTGTGTACGTTCCCGGCGTGCCGCAGGTGCCGGACAAAACCCCGGTGCTGCTGTTCACGCTCAGGCCGGAACCTGACAACCCCGTGCCGGTGTAGCTCTTGGTGCCGATGCCGCCGCTGAACAGCGTTGACGGGTTTGAACCGCTCCACACAAAGGCCGCACCTTGCACGCCGCTTTGGGCGCCGATGGTGCCGCTGTAAGCCAGCGTCGAAGGCGTGAACGATGCCGAGGTAACAACGTTGCTATTGCCGCCCGCGCTGTTGTGGCAGATATCGGCAACGTAGGTGCTACCCGAGGTCAGCCCGGTTAGCGGGATGGACTTCGCTCCCGTGCTGCTGATCGCAAGCGAAGTGCCGGTGGCAACGATGGTTGCAGCGCTTGCAGCACTGCCGCCGATACGCGGCAGGGCGTACATTGTGCCGCTGGCCGTGTCGGTCGTTGCGCCTGCGCTGGCCGTGGTGTTGCCAGTTGCAGAGCCGGTCGGGGTGGTCAGCGTCGGGGCGGCCGAAACGCCATCGCTTGCCGAGAAACTGTCAATGTCGAAAGCCGTGCCGGAGTTTGATTCAACCCAGATGCCGACTTTGCCTGCCGCCGTGATGTCCGTGTCTGTAAACGACAGACACGCCACCTTCGTGACTTGGAAAGTGTTTGCCGACACCAGCCAATTGCCATCAGACACACGCTGCGCAAAAAGGCTGATGGTGCTGCCGTTGGCAACAAACTCGAAAAGCAAATCGGCGCCCGCAGAAACGCTGCAAGCCATTTGCCCAAGTTCAGTTATTGAACCGGCCACCCATTTGTAGATGTTGACCTTAGATGTGCCAAGAAAGCCGCCGAAGTAGCCGGTTTGCGCGCTGGTGCTCATCCGAACGCCTGCATAACAACGCTCGTTATCGGCTGCTGTCTGAGTGAAAGTAACGGTTACCGTTTGGTTTGCGTCACCCGGCGTGGCCGACAGGTAGTAAGCCTGCCGAGTGAAGGCCCCACCGTTGCAGCGTAGCTTGTTGCTTTGAATGGCCGGGGCGGTGCCGCTGCTCCAAGTCGTTGCCGCCCAAGTGCCGCCAAGGTCTGCCGTGTGCGACGTTAGCGCGGTGCCGTTGGTGTCGGTGAATGTATCGGTGGCAATGGTGCTCATGCGTACCTCATGGCGTACAGGCTTTGGTTGACGCCGGGGGCGAAGATCAGGAAGCGACCAGCAATGTGCTTTTGCATCCGGCCGAAGGCTTCAGCGGGCGCCGGGATGGTTGCGCCGGTCTTGGTGACGGTGGTCATGTCCCAGACCGCCGTGGCGTTTGGCGTGATGGCGTACAGCGCGGTGGACTTGTCCCCAAAGATCAGGAATCGGCCATTCACCTCATCCCAAACCATCGTTTCGTTCTCGGGCCGCTCTGCCAGCCATGCGGAATAAGCCGACGATGCGTTGAAAGTGATGGGCGTGAACACCGTGCCGTTGCTGGTGATCTTGAACGAGCGAATCACCCCGGCGACGTTGGCAAGGCTGAACAGGTAGTTATCCGAGCCGTGGTTCGCCATAGGCGGAAGCGGGCGATTGGTGCCGCCGCCGTGATATCCAGCCTGCGTCCATGTGTCGGTCGTTGCGGTCCACTTGTGCAGGTAGTTCGTCGGCGAGCCCGCGCTAGCCCAGCAGTTGCCGTCAGCGTCTTGGCAAATCACAGGCTCGGGGGCGTCGGGGTGTGCGCCGTCAGCGTCCCAAGTGTTTGTTGCCAGATTGAAGCCGTTGGAGTCCGGGAACGACACCGCCGCGCCACCATGCACCACCGGAGACCCGTGCAGCATCAACCGGCTGCGGGCTTGGCTGTACTGCGCGGTGTTGTAAAGGTGCCGCGCAGCAGGTGAACCGCTGTCGTAGTAAGCAACGTTTGCCTCTACGCCGTTCCAATCGCTGGCTTTGCGCGTTGTCCATCCGGTAGCTGTCACAACGTCGAAGCCGCTGACGTTGTTTGCACCGCCGTTGTTGTGGCCGCCACCAGCGGCCAGAATCGCCTCATCTCTGAACAGGTGAATGTTGCCAAAGGCAAGCCGCCCCGCTGTGTTGTTGCTGGCGTCCAGAATGCTGTTTGGAATGGCGACAACCTCACCCACTGCCGCCGTCTCAAGGTAGCTTGGAAGCAAGCCAGTAGCAGGCTTGAACGACCAAACCGGCGCGGTGTTGAACTGCGTTGCCAGCCTTACCCAGTTGTCAGCCGACGCCATGCGCATATAGGCCGCACGCGCACCGCTTACACCATGTCGGACAGCGTAGGCAATGGCGGGTTGCAGGTTGCCCCAATAGGACATTGCCCCGGGCATGATTTCAGCGGCCAGCGTGCCCGCCGTAGAGCCAAGCCACGGGGGCGGCGTTTGATAAGTGGCGTTGTAGGCTGCTCTGAAACTTGAGTACCACGGGCCGGTGCCGCCTGCCCAATCTGGTGAGTCGCTGGCTGCAATTGCAATCGTGTACGGCGCCGCGTTGATGTACGGCCATGCGTTTGCGTCATCTGGATCGCCAAGGCGGCCAACTGCGCCAACAGCGTGCCAATCAAAGAATTGGGCAACCTTGGTAGAGTACCCGCTGTCCAGCAAAGGCAGCGCGCAGCGCATGAAACCCCACACGCCCACGCTGAAATCTTGGAACCAGTTTCTGTCACCATAGGCACCCGATTGAGAGCCTAGGAAATCTTGACCGGGTTCTGTGTACCCAAGCGGGTTGTTAGGCTGCGCCACATAGCGCCCATGATGAAAGTCGATGGTTGCTTGCAGCGATGCCTTAAGTGTGGGCCTGAAAATCGCGTCGTCATCAGGCGTGATAGCAAGCGCCTGCCACAGCGAGCGCGTGCCCCATGCCCCGCCCCGTGTATCGACTGCGCCAGGGAAAGAGCGTTGAATTCCAGCGCCAGTGCCTCGAATGTTGGTGCCGTTGTGGAAATGGTTTGTCACTGCCGCGAACTGCGCCGTTTCCATGTGATAGAAGCGGCCAGTGATCAGGTAAGCCATGTACCCGACGGACGGGCAATGCGCCATGTCCCACGGGGGCGGCGTGGTTCCGCTGATCGCAGGGGTAAAAGTGGTGATGCCGCCGTTGCCTGTATTAGTGACACCTTGGCTTGAGCCAATGCCAAGCGTTGGGTAACTGGCGAACAGGGGCGGCCGGTTAGTCGTCTCATCACGCCAGTGCAGCGGGTAGCGGCCTGCGCTGTAGCCGTTGCGCTGCACCGATGCTGCGGTGTAGGCGGTGGTCGTCAGGTACAAAACATCATGCTCTGGCAGCAGGCCGATAGACGGTGACGCGCCGCCGCTTTGCATGGCATCGCTCGCATAGTCAAACGACCCCGCCTGAAGTGGCGTGTAGGTGCTCGGCAGGTTAGTGACCAGCGTGTTTGACGGGCTGACGTTTGCCAGATAGGTCGGCACAACTTCAGTGCTCTGCATGTAGAGCGAGTCATGCTTGAAGTCAACGCCGGGGGCCGTGCCAAGCCAGTGCGACAGCGTAGAGCCGCTGACCAGCGGCGTGCGGCAGTGATGCGGCAGGACTATGGCCGCGCTGAAGCGGGAGGAGCCGCCAAGCGTAAACGTGAAGGTCGCGCTCTTGCTGGTCGGGCCTGCAACTTGCAAATAGCCGTTTTCCAGCACCGGCAAAAACTCTAGCTCGCCGGTTGACCAGTAGCGAACGTGCAGCCAAGCCACCAAGTGCGCATCGCTGCCGACTTGCTTGCGATACACGAACTCCGCGCACAGGTCGTTGGCAAAGTGGGTATGGAAAGGTGACGAGAAGTCGCCGCCGCTGAAAGTGACCGTGCCAAACGCGCCGCAGCCAAACTCGGCAAGGTTTGACGCCATCGCGGTTTGAACAGCGGATGCCGTGAGGCTTGCGCCGGGGCTCACGCTGCCTGCACCCACTGTGATAGTGCTCGGAGTGCCCCCGGTGCTGCTGTAGGTGCCGCCGATGACACAGAAGCGCACGGAGCCATCAGGCCAGCGATTCAGGACCGATGCGCGAGCGGTAGCGCCGCCAATGGTCACATCCTGCCCCGTGGGGACTGCGCCTTGACGGAGCGTGAAGCCCACGGCAAACGGCAGGGTTCCGCTACTGGCAGACAGGAGCGCGACTTGTGGAGAGCCGCCGCTTGGTGATCCGACAGGAGGGGGCGGAGGCGGGGGAGGCGGAGGGGGCGGGGGGGGAGGTGGCGTGACGCCTGCAACCACGTAGCCGCTGCGGGTGCGGGTGTTGCTGCCTCCGGGGCCAATGGCGGTGAGCGCAACAGTGAATGTCGCCGCCGTCAGGTAGGCTTTGGTCGGGTTCGTTGCGGTGCTTGTGGTGCCGTCGCCGAAGTCCCACAAGTAAGAGTCAATCGCGCCCGTGCTTTGGTTGGTGAACGTCACCGCGAGGGGTGTGGTGCCGCTTGTGGGCGTGCCGATGAATTCGGCAACAGGCGCAGCGGGAAGGCCGTTGCCCCATGTCACGCTGGTTTGGCCTGCGGGCGCGGTGTAGGTGACTGGCAGCGGCATCAGTAGCCCCGCTCGATTTCGAACTCATCACGGGAGCACAAGCCAATGTCCAAATACAGCGGCTCGCTGTTGGTGCGCTGGACACCCTTCAAAGCTGCGGCCAAACGGCGGCGTGTGTCGGGGCTGGTTTGCTTACCAAAGGCCGTTGCAACATCGTCGGCCAGCATCAGCGTTAGCAGGCTTTCATAGCCTTCGGGCAGGGTCACGGTTGCAGCCGAGTTTGCGTAGCTGGCAAGCAAGGTTGTGCAGTGCAGGCTCAGCGTGTAGCCGGACGTTTGCGGATAGACGTAGGCTGTGCCGTTGGTTGTGGTCGCGCTGTAGTACAGCCGCGATGGCGGGCCGCCGTCCACGTTTTTGATGGCAATTCCGTCCCACTCTTGACGTGAAATCACATCAACAACGTATTCGGCGCCGTTGGCATCAACTGCCGTGGCGTGGCTGATGTTCAAAGGCCGCGCAGCCACCACAGAGCCGGTCGGCCCCACGGTGTAAGACTGCAAGCCGGTCAGCGGAAAGCTGATCTTCGCCAGCGTCGGGAACGACAGGGGCGAATTGCTCAGGCGCTGAAGCAGTTGGTTCAGCTTGCGGAGGCACAGGCCGATATCCTCGGCATCTGGCGTGTCTTTTGCGCCGATGACGCCAATTTCGATCAAGGCATCGCTGATGATGGTTGCTGCGGTTGTCATAGGCTTTCTTCTGCGCTCTGTGAACGCACAAAAAAGCCCCCGAAGGGGGCTTGGTCTTAACCGTCAGCGTGGATGCGGCAGGCCAGGTTCGGGCGGATCGCCTTGTAGCCGTACAGCAGATCGATACGGCACGGGAACGTGTCCGTAGCAATCGCGTACTGGCGCACGATGCGCATCGACAGGCCGTCCATCACTTCACGGGCCGCGAAGTCAACACCCGAAGGCATCACCAAGTCTGCGGTGGCGAAGGTGAAGGCGTCCTTGTGGTAGACCATCGAGCTGTTGATCAGCTCAGACGCGCCAGCCGCGACCTTCACCACAGCCGAGTTGTCGGCCACGGTGTTGGAAACGTTCTGAGTCGCGCCGGTCGCCACAATGGCCGGGCTGATCGCCAGCGAGGTCGCCGAGGTGCCGCTGTTGGCCGTGATGACGAACTGTTGCAGAACACCGGTGCTGACCTTGGTTTCGGGGTGGACCCGGAACACGCCAGCAAAGGTGATGACATCGCCCACGAAGAACGAGGTCGTGCCGGTGTCAACCGTGATGGTTGCGCCCGACTGCGTTGCGCCGTTGGTCAGGTAGCCGGTGGTCTTGGCAGCGGTGCCGGTGGTGTGATCGGCGACCAGGGTGTTTTCGTAGAAGTCGAAACCACCCGTGCGGCCCATCATGCCCTCGCGGTACTGCTCCTTGATGGCGCTGGAGTCTTGGAACAGACCCTTCAGCGCGTCCACCAGCTTGGTCGTGTGCGTCGGCGACAGCAGCGCGGTGCGCTTGTTGTCCATCGGCGCCAGTTCCTCGTTCAGGCGTTGGCGGCCTTGCATCACGTTCAGGAACGAGATGGCTGCGGCGTCGTTGTCAATGGTGTTGTACACCTGCTTGTACATCGACAGCGCATCGCTCTCGATGTTGGCCGCCAGCACAGACATGGCCGGTTCCAACACGCGGTCGCTGAAGTCCTGAAGGCTCAGGGTCAGTTCGGCCGACGAGAAGGTCACGTCCACGCCCTTTTGGGTGGCGACTTGCAGGGTCGTGCTGGTTTCCGTGGTGTCCTGCGTGGACAGCGCGGCGCCGGTGCGAACCGTGTACTGGTTCGGCAGGCGAATCTTCAGCGAATCACCGATCTTGGCGCCAGACGATGCGAAGCTCGAATCGTATTGACGGTTGATGGTGCCGATGAAGTTCAGCTTCTGGTGAAGGATCGCCAGCGCAGCGCGCGTAACGGCGGTAGGGGTCAGAATGGTGTTAGCCATGATTCGCTTTCAGGTGTAGATCAGCCCCCGCGACGCATCTTGTGGAACCGCTTTGCCCACTCTTCGGGGCTCAAGTTGTC